TTCACTTTGCCGCCTTTTTAGCCGCCGGTTTTTTTGCAGCCGGTTTAGGTGTTGTTTTTGGTTTTGATGCGTCGATAAGTTTGAACAGATCTAGCAGTTCTTCTTGCGGTGCCAGTTGTGGCTTTGGCTGTAGTGATGCAGCTGCGTGTAAGTGTGCGCCGGTTGAGTTTGACCCAGTGTTGCCAATGTGACCAATAACAGTTTCGCCACCGATTACACGATTCATGTTCTTGAACGATGGGAGTTCTTTCAGGTGACAGAAGATTGTGTAAACCTTGTCGTGCGAGTTCTTAGTAATGATGCAGTTGCCTAGTTCGGCAGTGATCAGAACCTTTGCAACAACACCATCGGCGACGGCGTAAACTGGCTTGCCCTCTGAACCGCCCTTGAAACCCCAGTCTGAACCGCGGTGTGGGCGTTTACGGTATGATGCGAAGTTGCCTAGTTCGTCGCGACGTTCCGCGCCAGTGCCTTTGATTGGTTCGTGGTACATCAGGCTAGACCTTTCATAACTATGGCAACGGCAGCTGCGGTAATTGAAGCGGTCATGATTGCTTGCAACCATGCGCCTTTCCAACGCGCTTGTTCTAACTCGCGAATTCGCATTTCGAAATCGTCAAGTTTCTTTTCAATGTCTGACACGATTCGAAGTATTAGAGAAGTGTTATTCGGCTTCGTTGGTGTTGTCATTTAGAGATTCCAAAAATGCTGCGTACTCTGGGTTGGCAGGGTCAGCCGGGAATGACTTGAACGCGCCGTCACCAAGGTCAATGATGATGTGATTGTTGCCGAATGTGTCGGTGATTTCTTCATAATTCATTTTTACAACTCCGCACTAAAGGCTAGATATCCATTTGTTGTTGCGCCTGATGTTAATGTATAAGGTCTGTATGTTGTTAGACCGCCACCAGTTGTTGCATTTATTTGCGCAGCGCTATTGCCAGAAAGAACGCTTAAAAGAGATGCAGAGGTAACACCAGTATTAAAGCCACCCAAGTTAATATTCATCGAAGCGTATTCAATAGATGTTGGAACTGCCCTCATCGAAACTGGGAAAGGGATATATGTCTGAACTGTGCTTGTATCACCCGCAGCACCAAAACCAAATACTTGGTAAAGAGATAGTCCACCCATACGGTAATAGTATCGCTGGCATTTTGCGAGTTCCGCTTCGTAGCCGTTTGATTGCAAACGCCAGTTAGTTGGGTTGGTACCCTTTTCTAACTGAACCTTTTCCAAAGTCTTAGTTCCACCAGTTGCCTCAAACTCAACAACAACATTTGCGGTGCCATCCAAAGTGACTGTGATTGGACTAGCTGCGTAAGACGGTGCGGTTGCGCCCGAGTTGTAAACGCGACCGGTTGCTGTACCAGACCATGACAATGTGTAAGAGCCAGAACCTGGAATGTTAAACTGCTCAATTACTTGTGCAAAAGAGCCACTAGAGTTGATTGTCACCGGGTAGCCATTAGCAGAATAAGTAAAGGTCATTGATGAGTTGGTGGATGTTGCTTTCCAACGATCAATACCGTAAGCCCCAGATGCCAATGCTGTTCCAGAAACATAAGAACGCTGATTGATTAAGAAGTTTGAGTTGATCAAAATGTTTCCAGTACCAACGACTGAAACGATAGACTGCCAAGTTGCACCGTTCCAAAGATACAAAACGTTAGTATCTTCAAGGTAAGTGACCATGCCCTCTGATGGGCTAGGTAATGCAGCTGTGCGGGCAGTAGCCGAAGCAAACACCATTACCGACTGATTCATCAAGTAAGTGTTTAGTTCGCCACCAGTGAGCGCATCACCGTTGCTAAAAACTTTATATGCCATTTATGCTGCTTTCCATAGTTCGAATTGAGTATACCAAGAATTGACATCAATTGAGTGATTTACTCTCGTGATGGTGTAATATTCGTCGATTGCTAATTGGTCCTTGTCAAACTTTACGCGCAACAAAGTGCCAGGTGTGATGATTGCCGCTTCAGTCAAATCACCTAACCGGTCAATGGTTGGTGTTTCAACAGTTTTAACAAGTTTGGTGACAGTCGTGTTGAAGACTTGTTCGCCCCAGATTTGCAGCTCATCTTCATCAATAACGTTGAGCGATAGTGAAACAAAGTTTTCGCCATACAGTTCAATGCTGCCCTGATCATCAATTGCTACGAATTGGGTGTCGTCCGACGTGAGGTCCAAATATAGCGAATTGATAATAGAGTCAGCGTCAGCGGCGACAGTAATATCAGACATGCAAAGGTGATTAGCATCCCCGTGGTTATTGCCAACAGTGTAAGTGCTAGAACTGCCAGATACGAAAACCGGACGAGGACGGAAGTAAACACTTTCATCTTCTTGGTCAACCCAAGTGATTGCCAAACCGACTTGCAATGCTTCGTTAAGGATTCCATTAGCCTGAATATCTGTTTCTGAAGTTAGCGGTATCTTACCGGTGGTTTCTTCTGAACCCGGTGCCATAGTACCACCGACGGCTTGAATAGCAGCTGCAAAGTTTTGCAAAGGTGTGGCATAACCCGCTGCATAGGCGGTGTTGTCAAAGGTTGCAATTCGTGAATTAACTATTGCTTTCCAAAGGTCATACGCCGTGATATCAATACGGTTCCAGCCCTGTGGGGAATATTGCACGTTGATGGTGTCGATGTAGCCGGTAAATAACGTGTGGTTTACTTCACCCTTTACCAAACGAACGCGCATCTTTGTGTTAGTGCGAATGTTTTTGTTGACGTTTGGGTCCCATTCGTAAGACTGCAATGAGATTCGGGCTTGCCCGGCATTTGGTTGGAAGTAGTAAGCGTCTTGGATGTCGCCACCAACGCCAAAGTCTGCTGCGATTGTGTCGGCTTCTACGGCTTGCCAAATGAATGCTGAACCGGTTCCTAGAACATCGGTGCTGCCAAGTAGTGAAGTGCCAAGAATGAAGTTACCAACGCCACCAAGAACATCGCCACCACCAAGGGTTGATAGACCAAGGATAAAAACATTGCTTTCAGTATCAGGTAGAAATAGTTCGACCTTTAGATCAGTAGCAATGTCAAAGTCTTCAATTAGTGCCATTAGCGACCGCCACGAATGATTGTGCTAGAACCGGAAGCCTTTAGTTGCTTGTTTAGTGTTGCAGAGATTTGAGCAGCCGACTGGGTTGCTTTGATGTTGTTGACGATAGTCACCGGTGCTTTAGCAGCAGTTTTGGCAGGGGTTTTGAAAGTCATGTTGCTACCACCGGCAGATGGTGAAGCAGTTGATTCTAGGAATGTGTTTCCGGCTGAACCACTAGGCACTGATGTCAAGACACCGCCACCTGCTTGAATGTTTTGGTAAGCAGTCCAAAGGGTTAGCACCGTTCCAAGAGCAGCTGCCAACGGTCCAAGTGAAGCAGTTAGCGCACCGGTAGCAATAGCCGATGCTGCCATAACGGTATTGTAAACGGTTATGGCTGTTGTGATTAGTTTGAACGTGACGACTGCACCTGCAAGAACCCCAGAGAAGGCGATAATTGCATCCTTGTTCTTTAGCACCCAGTCGGTCAAAATTGTGAACTTGTCAATCATGCCGATGGCTAGGTCGATGATTGCTTGCATCTTGGCAGTACCCTCTGGGGTTGATAGCCAAGCAGAAAACTTGTTTAGAGTCGGTAGCAACGCCATACCGATTTGTTCTTGCAATTCACCAAAGATAACCTGCATCTTCTGGTACGGGTCAATGTTCGCGGCTTCCTCAGCTGCACCCTTGAAAGTCTTCTCCAATTCAGCCATCGGGTCCTTAGCACCCTTTAGCGACGGAATAAGTTTTACAAGTGCAGTATCAGAACCAGCCAAAGACTTAGCCATAGCCTGAGAAACTGCATCAAGGCTTTTACCAGTAGCAGCCGAAGCGTCCAATGCGATCTGTAGCAAACGGTTAGATGCGGTGACATCCTTAGTTGCAATGAACAACTTTTGGAACGCTGGGCGTAGGTCGTCGTCTGCCACGCCCGCCTGGTACTGCATGCGGTTGATAGACTTTTCAGCCTGGGCGATTTGAGCCTTGGTTGCGTTGGCAGTGTTCTCCATAGCCAAAGCCAGCAACTTCTGCGACTTGGTATCTTCAATGGCGGCTTTAGCAGCTTCTTCAAGTTCCTGCGTAATGATACGAAGAGAGAAACCTACACCGATAGCAGCGAATGCGCCGGTAATTGCTTTAGAAACAGATGCCGCTTTTTTGTTCATCTGTGTAAGTTGCGACTGTGCGCCCTTGGTAGCAGCTGTTAGATTCTTGAACTCTCCAAGAATTTCAACATTAAGCACTAGGCTCATTCGGCTACCTCATTCATTTCATTCCAAACGCTTATGAACGCCTGGTACTCGGTGAAAGTCAAAGCCCGGTATTGTTCAGGTGACATCTTAGTCAGTAAACAGAACCGCGCCATCCTTTCGGCTTGTTGCTTTTTTACGCTTTTGGGTCTGTGTCAACACCCTTGAACAATTCAAGAGCATCAGCGAAAGTGACCTTGCCAGCATCTTCCATTTTAAAATTCGGATCAACGCGCTTACGAGCAACCCAGATGATTGCCTTTAGTGCCTTGCCCTTTAGTTTTCCAACGCCCATAAGTTCATCCATCGGCATCCCGCTAAGGTTTTCGATAGTTTCAACTTCGTCAAGTGTTAGAGTGCTAAAAAAATCCTGTGTCATTCTTCTGTGCCTTTCGTGCTATTGAACGCTATTAGTGTATCAACAGTGCGGTAATAGTTCCTGTAAACCTCATCGCGGGTGATTCCCAACGCTTGGGTAAAGAACGGTTGTGGTTTGATGTTGCGTTTGAACCAGCCCCAGTGAATAGGGTTGGCGTATTGTACTTTGCCGTTATTACCTGCCGAAACAGACACACGGGTTAATGCTTTAGAAACCCTGATTGAGTTTCTTAGTTTGCCTGTGCGAACCGGCACCAAGTTGCGGGCTTCACGGGCGACCACTTCACCGGCTTGTGAGCCAGCTGCTTTGATCTCCGTGTCAGGTACACCAATAGCCTGTAAAGCCTTGATGCCTGATTTGTAGCCTTTTACCTTGATGCCGGACGCGTTAGACATTCTTACGCGGTTGTGTCGATTGTCACGCCGTAGAAGATGTCTGATGCAGGTGTGTGTGGAGTCTGCTTGACTGATAGTGTCACGCTGAACTTTGCAATCTCGTTAGAGGTCAAAGATAGAGGTGGCAACTGGTCAAAGATAACAGTTCCGGTGTAGTGCGGTGAATCTGCAGTTGGGGTTGTGTTGCCGTTAGGCGCAATGGTGAAACCTACTTCGGTTCCGAAGTTGTCCCATAGCACGCGGTAAAGGCTTGTGTCCTCACCTGATGTGATTCCGTCTAGTTGTAGTGACCACTGTCCCCCGGTTCTGACCTCACAGAATGTTTGCACGTCCCCAGGGGCATCATCCAAGGTAAGTTCTACCATGTTTGCGTCGCAAGCGTAGTCAGTCGAACCAATCTTGAAGATGATGTTCGTTGCTTTGATGCGTGTTGAAGCTGCCATGTTTGGCGACCTTTCTAAATTGTGATTGCTAGTTGTGCGTAAATGTTTGTTGCTAGGTATTCGGCGTTGTTTGTCTGCAAGTTGTAAGGCTGGTTCACCGAAGTTATGCGAGCGTAAGTCAACGGCTTGATTGCGTTGATAACATCCTCAATTAATTGATCTAGGTTCTCGGTTGCCTTCTTGTTAGTGGCTGTTGATGAAACTAGAACTAATTCAAGTCCGAGAGTGTACTCCCCGAACTCGGCTGTTTGAATGTAAGGTGAAGCCGCATTGACGATAACAATTGGTGGCGTGATGCGCTCTGGAACATACTCCAGGACATTCAAGCCAGCAGCTGCTAGGTCGTCTTTGAACTCAACCTTTGCATCGGTGATTTCGCTCATACACCATAACCTGTGTAAGGCAAGAGCAACGGATACACCGCGTTCATCGGGTCTTTAGCCACGCGAACCGGTGCGCCATCCATGCTTGCAAACTGGGCAACGCCATTAGGGGCAGAGCGACGGTGGAAGAGTTCCGACGATGCAATAAGCGTCGCCTGGTCTTTCAACACTGCGGGAACAGTTGTGATTGTTCCGATGTGACGAGTAACCAAAGCAAGCCCCGCGTCTAGACATTCCTGTGGGAAGTCTGTTTCGTCGGTGCCTACGTATGCTTGGAACTCTGCCAGCGTCACTGCCATTTTTGTTTACCTAATCTAATTACGCGGTTACGTCCAACTTAACCAATGCACCAACGCGTGGAGTAGCAATTGCTAGGTATCCGTATACGCTTAGGTCGTCGGTCAAGGTGGTGATGTCGCCAGAAGTTAGACGTACAGGTGAACCTGCAGACTCCATGGTGATCACGGCTGCAGAGTTAGCCATGTAGACAACTCCGGTGCCTAGTGCAGGGTCAACGATGATAGGCAGACCGAATACTGAACCGCGAAGTCCAGGAACGTTTGCTGTACCAATGTTGTTTACGCCAGCGCCGTCAACGTTTAGAACTGGGCGTCCGTCGCCAGCTGCAACCTTAACAATCTTCACGTATGAATCGGTTGAAGCCAAGATGAACTCTGGGCGTAGACCGGTCTGCTCGTAGATGTATGCTGAACCGTTTGCGATTCCCTCTGCAAGTGATGAAGCGGTTCCACCATCTGCATCGAATACCTTGCCAGTGTAGTCAAGCGCTGCAAGTGCAGCAACAAGTGCTGAGTTTGTAGCCTTAGCGTACTGCTGGGTTAGTGCTTCGAATACGGTGTTTACGGTGTTGATGTTTGAACGCTCAATGTACTGGCGTGAAACAGAAGTGTAGCCACCGTATGTCTTGATTGCTGATGAAACAGTCTCAAAGGTTAGGTTACCGAATGATAGTGCTTCGTTCTCTGGGTCCTGCTGACCAACTGCAAGAGTGTTTGCGTCAATCTTTGCGTACTCAACGGTTAGACCTGCAGCTGGTAGCGCAGCGCGTGAGAAAGCCTCAACGGTTGGGCGGTTGTTGCGGATCAGTGTGTCGATGTAGCCGTAGAACGGTGGGTATGCAACGGTGTCTGCAGATGTTGATGCTGTACGTGCAAGCATCTTTGCATCTTCGTCGCCGTCAATCATAGCCTTAACAAATTCGCCCTGTGAGCGGAACTTGGTGGTGGTTTCTGGTGCAGTTGCAACGATCATTCCAGCCTCTACAACGCGGCGCAGTTCTGCAACCTCGTCAAGAGCGGTACGAACGTCAAGTTCAATGTTTTCTGACATTGGTTCACTTTCTTGTTCAATTAGAGGTTCTGCGGTTTCATCGATTTCGATTTCTTCGCGAACTTCGCTTATGTTTGCGCCTGAGTAGGCAGGGAATGGTACAACTGAAACTTCTTTCAGGTCTACCAAAGTACGAACAACGACATTAGCATCGCGTTCGTTCTCAACCGGGATGAACCCAACTGAAAACTTGTTTAGAACACCGTCACGTAGAAGTGTTAGAACTTCTTCGCCTCTAGGTGTTTCTGAAATGTAGGCGGTGATTTCGAAACCGGCTTCAGTTTCGCGTCCCTCTACAACTTTGCCGATTGGTTCATCGTGGTTCCAAAACAACTTGACATCTTCAACGGTCTGGATGGCACCAGGCTGAAAACGCTCAAAGGTGTTGTTTGCGATTGCGATTTCTTGACCGTATGGGACGGCAATTCCGGTGATGGTGCGCTGATCAGTATCAACAACACCGCGGAAGTCGCGAGTTTCTAGATTAGACATTTAGTCCTTCCTTGGTGCGGATTTCTTCTACAGTCAAGAAGCCTGCGTCGACGCCGGTCTTGTAGTAGTTGTAACGAGCTGCAACATCAGCCTTGAATAGGTGTTCGAAGTCAAACTCAATGCGGACACCGCGCGGTAGGCAGTTGCTTAGTGCGTCGGTGATTGCGTCGGTGTAAGCCATTAGTGTGTGGCGGTAGAAGACTTGGTTTTCGTCCTGCAGGTTTGTGTAAGTGTCTGATGCGCCCGGCACTGATGTCAAAAGTAGACGCGCCGGTACACCGAACAAGCGGGCGATAGCCTGAACCTGTTGGTCCTGTACTTCGGTAAACAAAGCATCTTTTGGCGATAGGGCAATAGCCTGGTATTCGAACCCGTTGCCCAAAACTGCGATTTGCTTGTTCTGCTGCTTGTTGTGCCAGTTAGAAGTTACGGCTTCGGCATCAGCTGCGTTTAGCATCGCGTTAGTCTTTAGGACACCGGTGGGAACTCCAGCAGAAGTGAACCAATTACCAGCGTAATCGCGCAGGTCAATAGCAGCAGATATATCTTTTCGGCACGACTCAATTGGTGACACACCTCTCAAATATCCGGCACGGCTGAAAATCTTTAAGTGTTCAATTTCGTTCTTGGTGTACTGGGTACCCATGTAGTCGTAAACGATACGGCTAAAGTCTGGCTTGCCGTCCTTGGTAAACGGGTTAGTCACGTTGACCGCTGATGCCGGAAGAATTGTTAGGTTGTTGACCTGACCGTTTGAACCGTAGTTCTTGAACCAGAATGCGTTGCCCGATAGTGCTAGGTCTGCGACGGTCTGAAACAAGAAGTCGCGTCGGTTGTCGTTGATGCTTGGCTTGTTGACCAAAACAGGGTTTTCAACTTTTACTTCGATGCCAGTGGCAAATCGGTATGTGTTGATTGTCATTTTGCTAATCGGGGTAGCAATGATCTGAACCGCACGATACACGGCTGTAAGAGTGAGGGCAGAATCAGGGGTCACGACTGCAGCTGAACGAGTTGGGATTGTTGGCTGCGCTGCGCGAACTTCTGCGGGCTTAGAAAAGCGATTCCATAAAGATGCCATATTCTAAATATAGTAGCACATACTGTCTGGCAGTGGTGTTAGAATACTCCGACTGTGGCGTGTTGCGCCCGCGATGAAACATACAAAGCCATAACCGTTGCCATAAGTGCGTCGATTTCGCCGTGTGATTCTTTGCGACTAATCAACCAAGTTTCGCCCGTGTATTTAGTGACACCGTTAGGCATTTGTGCAACGAGTAGGGGATCGTTGTTGTGCCTAACGGTGCCGGTACTAAACATAGCAAACACCGCCGAACAAGCCGCTGACATTTCCTTAGTCCACAGTTGCCACACCGGAATGCCTGCTAACTTAAGACGTTTTGCTAGGCTCGGTAGTTGACGATCATCTAATGCGATTGCCCTTGGTGAGAACTTGCTATAAAGCGATGTTATCTCATTGAACAGTTGTTGTTCTGTAGGTGCGACCAATGACGTGACAAGTTCTGTTTCTTGAATGTCGCCGTTGGTGTTTGCGAATGCGATTGTGGCGTGTTCCCAATTCTTTGAGATGTCCACGGCAAATACTCCGGCTTGCATGTTTGTGACACCGCGACCGGTTGCAGCTTTGAACAAGTTGCCCGGTAACCATGATGCGGTTGAACCGCTGATGAATTGGTTTAAACGATAGCGTCGTGCTTCGTGTTCGGGAATTGTTTTCAAGTCGCTGATAACTTGTTCGACTGGGATGCGTCCGGCTGCGACTGACGGGTTCGCTGCCATGATTGCTTGCGGGTCGTCGA